TTGCCTTGGCCGATGCCGGCATGACGACTCTTAGCGGAATCAATGGCAACATCTCAATTCCTAAGCAGTCTGGCTCGAGCTCTGCTTATTGGCTAGGCGAGGGATCTTCCCCTTCCGAATCTCAGCAAACGATCGAGCAGGTAAACCTTTCACCGAAGACTTGCGGTGCGTTCACTGATTTTAGCCGGAAGCTTTTGCTTCAGTCCAGCATCGACGTTGAGCAGATGGTTCGCGATGATCTTGCAAGGTCTCTCGCTCTAGAGCTAGATCGTGTTGGCCTGAACGGCTCTGGTTCTTCCAACCAGCCTCTAGGCATCATCAACACCACTGGTATTGGCACCCAGACCATCACCACCTTTGGAACCTTTGCCGAGTACATCGGCATGGAAACCGACGTAGCAGTGGCGAATGCTGATGCTGGCAGCCTGCGTTACATCATCAACGCATCTGCTCGTGGCGCTCTTAAGAGCACCGAGAAGGCCTCCAACACCGGCATGTTCGTCTATGAGAACGACGAAATCAACGGTTACCCCGTAACTGTGAGCAATCAACTCGCGAACAACGACGCCTTGTTTGGTGACTTCTCGCAGCTGATCATGGCCATGTGGTCCGGATTGGATCTGACCGTTGATCCTTATGCAGGTGCTACTGCTGGCACTGTCCGCATCATTGCCTTGCAAGATGTTGACTTCGCTGTCAAGCAGCCTGGTGCATTCTGCTACGGCACCTGATCAGGATGACTGTCACATCGTTTCTGACTCATGAAGCTTGAAATTCTGAGGCCAGTAATGATTTCCGGCGAGCCCGCTGCAGCGGGCTCCATCCTGGAAGTCGACGACAGCGATGCAGTGACCTTGATGGGTCTTGGCAAGGCTGTTGAGCACAAAGAAGAGGCTGTAGCGCCTGCCGCTGCGGCCAAAGAAGAGCCTTCTGAAGAGGAGGCCCCAAAGCCCAAAACCACTCGAAAGAGGACTAAGTAATGAGCATCGGCAACACTCGACGGACATTAACCGTCTTGTCGTTTGCGCCTAACGACGTTGTCACTGCGACTGGCAATGAAACAGGCGTCGACCTTCTCGACTACGAAGGCGACATCACGCTAATTCTTGACGCCGAGGCCGGCGGCTCTGGCATCACCTATGCCGTCAAGGTGCAGGATTCCGCTGACAACAGCACTTTTGCTGATGTCACTGATGCTGCATTCACCACAACAACTGCCAACACGGCTCTTGTTGAGACACTTACTGTCAACACCGATGAGATCAAGCGCTATGCGCGTGCTGTCATCACTGTTGCTGGTGGAACTGGTGCAGGTGCTGTAAGCGTTACCGCTTTAGGGCGCAAGAAGTACAACTGATCACTGATTCATAGCCCTCGGACATCCGGGGGCTTTTCACATGACACTTTCGTTCACCGAAGATCTTGACGCCTTTTTTGATACACCAGGCTTTACGGTGTCAGTCGTCCATGGTTCTACGACGAGCGTAGGGTACTTAGATCAGCCCAGCGAGATCATTGCGGACGGAGTGGTGCTTACGACTGATTATTCAGTCGTCGTCAAAACATCAGAATTTTCATCTGTTGCCAGTGGAGACACAATGACTGTCGACAGTGTGGGTTACACAGTAAGAGAGTCAATGCTTGTAGATGACGGTAAAATCACTCGTGTGATGTTAATGAAGGCCTGATAGGTGGACAAGCGGGAGTACGAGAACTGGATCAAGGTCAAGAAAGCGCTTGAAGACGCAGGCAAGACAGATAGCTTCTTCTACAAACGTGCCTTGTATATCGTGCAAAATAGACGTGATCCTGGCCCAGGCATATGACCACTAAGCGCGAAAACATTCTTGCCGCGATCAAAACAGCGCTAACCGGAACGGCCGGGGTGGGAACCAGGATTTACAGGAGCAGGGTTGAGCCGCTTGCTCGAGCTGAATCGCCTGCGATCGTCATTGAACCTGTTAGTGACATTCCAGAGCAAAACACGAGCATGCCAACGCTCGATTGGACGCTTCGGGTCAGGATTGTAGTGATAGAAAGAGCGACGATTCCAGACCAGGCGGCAGATGACACGATTGAAGACATGCATTCAAAAATCATGGCTGATCTAACACTTGGCGGCCATGCAATCGACGTGCAGCCAGCACAGACAAGCTTTGAGTTGATAGAGGCAGATCAGCCTGCAGGAGTCATTTCTTGTGAATACGAAATTCGCTATCGAAGTAAAGTTGCTGACTTGAGTCAATAGTTGCAGGGCCTTAGGCTAAGCCTAACCATGCTCGCGACTTACCATGTTGGATGAACACAGTGGTCATGGCGGGAGTTACCTCCTTGATCCTGAAACGGGCGTACGTACTCTGATCGAGCGAACGCTTCCACCACAACCATCACAGGAAAGTTCCGATGGCACTGCTACTACGCAAACGCCTGATAATCATCGAGACGGAGAGCAGCTACGGCCAAGACCCGACTCCGGACGGAGCAGACGCGGTTCTCGTAAGGGATCTGAGCATCACCCCTCAAAGTAGTGATGTTGTCAGCCGCGACCTGATTCGTCCTTACCTAGGCGCATCTCAGCAGCTGTTAGCCAACACTCGTGTTGAGTGTACTTTCAGCGTTGAACTTGCTGGCTCTGGGACCGCAGGCACTGCGCCTCAATACGGCAAAGCATTGAAAGCATGTGGCCTTGCGGAGACCGTCGCTTCTGGGACATCAGTCACCTATGACCCGGTCAGCGCAAGCTTTTCTTCAGTCACTATTCACTACAACATTGATGGCGTCCGTCACAAGATGACTGGCTGCCGAGGAAATGTTGGCATCACGGCAACCGTAGGCGAGATTCCAACGTTGGATTTCACCTTCACTGGTATTTACAACGCCCCTGATGACAGCTCGATTTTGACACCTACTTATGCCAATCAAGATGATCCTTTGATCTTCAAGAATGGCAATGTGACCGGCTTCCAGCTGTTGTCGTATTCAGGTGCTTTGCAAAGCTTCTCGTTTGATCTCGGTAACTCAACCGTCTATCGCGAACTTGTTGGCGGCACAAAGGAGGTTTTGATTACTGATCGCGCGGCGGCTGGATCAGTCTCGATTGAAGCTGTTGCTCTAGGAACAAAGGATTACTTCGCGTCAGCCGTTGATGACGACGCCGCCTTGGGCAACCTTGTGTTTACCCATGGCACGGTTGCTGGCAACAAGGTTCAGTTCACCTCTAGCAAGGTGGACATTGGTGACGTTGCATACGGCGATTCTGACGGCATCGCGATGCTTGAAATCCCTTACACCTGTGTTCCTGATTCAGCAGCTAACGCTGAATTTGACCTTGTGTTTACTTGAGTCAAAAGCAGGCCTCACTTAAGGGAGCCTTTGCGGGCTCCCCTTTTTTGTGTAAGCTTGATCCGCTTATATTGCTTGCCTAATGGCTTTTATCCGCAAAAAGGTTAAGACGTTTAAATGGCCTGTTGAGGTATCAGAGCCAAGTGAAGATCGTCCGGGAGAATTTGACAAGTCTGAATTCACTGCTGTTTTTAAACGAGTTAAATTTTCAGAGCTTGAAGCTTTAGGGGAAGAGTCTGGACTCCCGCTATTGAAAAAAGTTTTAGTTGGATGGGAGGGTGTTGAGGATGAGGAAGGTAAACCTGTTCCTTTTTCAAGCAAAGAGCTTGAAGCCTTTGGTGATGATGTCGATTGGCTAAAGGCAGTTTTGACTGCTTATACGAAGACCTATGCAGAGGCTGAAGCGGGAAACTAAAGGAAGCTGCTGTTCACTGGGCGTCTGGAGGCAAAGTCGTTGAGGATGGAACCCAAGACGATGCAGCAGCTTTTGGCATAAAGGTCCCAAAACCAAAGACGGACGAGTCTTCAGACTTTGAGGTCTGGGACGAGAATTGGGATGCAGTGATGATGTTCCTGCGAATGCAGACTCAATGGCAAGTATCGATGAGTGGATACGTTGGATTGAAATACGAGGTATTGCTTGGTTCCGAAGGCTTGTTTGGCCTTTACAATGTGGAGGATCATAGAGACATGCTTGAGCGTCTTCAGCTAATGGAGGCGGCAGCCCTAGCAGAACTAAGGAAACGCTCTGATGGCAAAGGCAATTGACACTCTCAAGATCGCCTTAGATTTTCAAGACAAAGGCAGCCAGGCTGTAATCGAAAGAATTGCAGGTAGTCTTAAAAAATTACAACAAGCAGCCT